TCTGGAACGGATGCACGGGCTTGGAGTTGAGCCGGTGCTGGCTGACGAGGGGCCCGATTGACACAACCTCACTGCTGTCGTAGAATGCGGCCGGATAAAACGGAGGCAGTCCGGTGCCGAGAGAAGACACGCAATTCAAGAAGGGCAACTCGGGCGGTCCCGGCAGGAAGCCGCACCGCAGCATCGCCGAGACGCTCAACAAGATCGGCGAAATGCCTGTCCCGCCTGCACTCAAAGAGAAGCTTGATAAGGCGCTCGCTGGCTGTGCTACACCGAAGAACATTCACGAGGCGGTCATGTGGCGCGTCTTCGTTGCTGCGCTGGGCGGGAAGGACTGGGCGATCAGATTCATCGCCGACCGCACCGAAGGCAAAGCACTTGAGCGCGTCCTACAAGACACCGAATTGAGCATCATATGGAAATCGCTATCGGATACGAACCGCACGCCGAGCAGCTCCGACTCCACCGAAGCAAAGCCCGATTCCGAGTAGCCTGCTGCGGTCGTCGATGGGGCAAGACCCTCGCGTTCACTGCCGACCTGATAGATCACTGCATCGGGCATGGCGGCACTTACGGCTGGATCGCCCCGACGTACAACATGGTCGAGCGCGGGATCGACGCACTGCGCATCATCTGCCCCAAAAAGATCGCAACCGTCAGGGGACAGGGCCCGCGCTATGCCGACATTCTCGACGGGCGAGCCCGCATCTACTTCCTCTCAGCAGACAACGCCGACTCGATCCGAGGCTATGGCTTCGACGGTGTCGTGATCGACGAGGCGCCCTATGTGCCGATCAATGCGTGGCAGTACGTCATCAGGCCGACGATCTCGCAGACGCAGGGCTGGGCTGCATTCGTAGGCACACCGAAGGGGCGTAACTGGTTCTATGATCTCTTCACCCGCGGCGCCGACCCGCTCATGCCGGACTATGAGTCGTTCACCTTTCCGAGCAACGGCAATCCGTACTTCCCCGAGCAGGAGTTCATCGACATTCAGCAAGAGCTGCCGAGCGCTGTGTTCCGGCAGGAGTACATGGCAGAGTTCCTCGAAGACTCAGCAGGCGTATTCGTAGGCATCGAGGACTGTCTCAAGCCCGAGGGTGCGTGCGGCCATACAGACGGCACTGTGATCGGCGTCGACCTCGCCAAGCACCAAGACTACACCGTCTGCATCGCTGGCTGTCCTGTGTGCGGTGACGCCCATGAGATCGAGCGATACAACCGCGTCGAGTGGCCGGACCAGAAACAGCGCATCGCCGAGATGGCCGAGCGGCACAACGCGCTCATAATCATGGACTCGACCGGCATCGGCGATCCGATCTTCGACGACTTGAAGCGGGCCGGTCTGAAGATCCAAGGCTACAAGCTCACGAACGAATCGAAGCGCGTGCTGATCCAGAACCTGATGCTCTGCGTCGAACAGACGCGCATCCGATGGCCTGAGTCGGAAGGCTGGCAGGTCGTCACTGACGAGATGAAGCGCTATGAGTACGAGTACAGCAGCACGGGAGTCTTGCGTTACAATGCACCGTCAGGCTACCATGACGATTGCGTGATCGCGCTCGGACTGTTCGCTCACGGCGTAACGAACATCGTGCGGCCCACGCTCTCAGGCGGTGGCTTGCCGACTCAGGAAGAGCGAGACAAGGCTCGACTACAGAAGCTGATCAAGGACGCTGAGAGCGACGAAGAGCGCAAGGAACTGCAAGAGATGGCATCGCAAGCGGGAGCAGCATGACGACAGCAGCAGCGCCAGCAGAAGCACCAGACGACGCAGCACAGCAGGACCGCGCACAGCGGCGACGCTCTGAAGCTGCGGCCATTCGCAAGCGGCTCGCGAAGACGAAGCGCGAGAAGGAAGAGCGCAACGCAGAGACTGACGACGCCCGCTTCACACGCATCTTCAACAACCCCGGAGCATGGCAGAAGCTCTCATAAGAATTCCGATTGTGTCGATAAACGCAACCTGATAGGATAATCCACCATGAATCCAGCCGCATGGGTAGCTACTCACTTTCGAAAGAACATCTCTGAGATCGTGCAGCAGGTCGTGGGGGCGAACAACTTCGGATTCTTTCAGAAGCACGGATTGCCCCGTGGCCGCACGCAAGGCACGCTCGTCAGCAAGTACGTTCACTGGGCATACATCGCGATCAACATCAACGCTCGTGCGGTCGCGAAGTCCAAGCTGCGCGTCTATGCGGTGAAGGGCGTCGGTCAGGCACCGGCAGGCAAGCGGCTCGGCTACGACATCAGCAAGCGCGTTTGCAGCAAGGCCGAAGTGATGCGACTGAAGGCGCTGCCGCAGTTCTCAAAGGTCATGGCGATCCAGCAGGCCGAAGAGATCGAAGAGCTATTCGAGCACCCGCTCGTCAAGTTGCTCTATCAGATCAACCCGAATCATAACCAGTTCGAGATGATGGAACTCGCAGGCATCTATCTCGACCTGACCGGCGACGCTTACTGGCTGATCGAGTCGGAAGACGTTATGGGCGAGGATCGACCGGCTGCGCTCTGGCCTATCCCGTCGCAGAAAGTTCGCATCATCCCCGACGCATCAGGCATGGGTGTCCTGCACTACGAGATAGGCGCAGGCAAAGGGAAGGTGACCGTCGAGCCGCAGCACATGATCCACTTCCGATATGCGAATCCGTTCAACCCCTATATGCACGGGCTCGCCCCGCTCCATGCCCACAACGCCATGAGCGTCGACCGATACACTCATTACGACCAGTACGAAGACGGGCTCGTTCTGAACAACGGGATGCCGGACTACTTCGTCAAGTACGAGGGCTCGCTCACCGACACGCAGCGCACTGATCTTGAACGTAGTTGGAACGCCTTCTCTCACGGGACTCGCATGAGCCAGCGCGTCAAGGTGGGTGACGGCGCCTTCGACATCAAGGAGATGGGATTCAGCCCGAAGGAGATCAGCTATCTGTCAGGCCGTCAGTGGACGCGGCAGGAGATCTGCGGCATCTTCGACGTGCCCATGTCCATGGTCACGACCGACGACATCAACAAAGCGAACGCCGAGGCTGGTAGGGCGCAGCACGCAGAGAGCGCAGTGCTCCCGCGCCTGACGAGGATCGAGCAGACGCTGAATCAAGACCTTGTCCCGATGTACGACGAGCCGCGCCTGTTCGTGGCTTACGACGACCCTGTCCCTGCGAACAAGGTGCTATCGCTCAAGCAGCAAGAAAGCGACCTCAAAAATTACGTGATTACCGTAAACGAAGTTCGCGCCGCTAGAGGTCAGGAACCTGTTTCGTGGGGACACCTTCCTATCGCTCGCAACAACGTGGCGCCGCTCGGCACACAGGCCCCCCCTGCGATGCTGGGTATGCGCGGACTCGACGGGGTGCCGCTCTTGCTGACAAAGGCCGCTGACGAAGAAGACATCGACAGGGAACGCACTGGCGGCGCTAACGCAGCGCCTGACACTCCAGAGAAGCGCCTGCGGGCCGTTGTCCGGTCTGTGTGGGCGAAGATGCTGAAGGACGTAACAGGCCAGCTAGACAGCCGCGCACAGCCTGAGAAGCGATTCGAGCTGAAGGTCGCACAGCAGATGGTGTTCGACTTCGAGCCGTATGCGAAGGAACTCGCCGAACTCTCGCAACCGATCCTGTCCGACGTACTGGTCGCCAGTGGTGACGGTGCGCTTGCTGCGATGGGCGTCAGTGTGCCTGAGTGGGTAGAGGCCCCGACGGTGCAGACAGCGATCCGCGACACGAGCTTCAAGTTCGCCGAGAAGATCAGCAAGAGTGTATCGGATGACTTACAGAAGGCGCTCTCTGAGGGCGTGCTCGAAGGCGAGACGACGCGGCAACTGAAGACGCGCATGACCGGCGTGTTCGAGGGCTACGAGCAGCGGGACCGCGCCTTGCAGATCGCACGCACTGAGACGAGCCGGGTGTTCAATGCTGGCAAAGAGATCGCGTGGTCGCAGACTGACGCTGTCGTCGGTAAGGTATGGGACGCGCTCGGTGATGCCTGCCCGTACTGTGCGCCGCTCGACGGCCAGGTCGTGCAGCTCGGTGAGCCGTTCAACGATCCCGTCAATGGCGAGCCGCTTGTCGAGGGCACGGCGTACACTGTCCCGTTCAAGGATGCCGAGGGCGAGCCGACAACGATCACGATGAATCTGAACTACGCGACAATCGACGCGCCCCCGTTACATCCGAATTGTAGATGCACACTCAGACCGGAGATCATAGAGCTATGAAAGACATCGTGAAGATCGGCGCACTGATGGAACGCCTGCCAGTCGTACTGCGTGACGCGGTTCATGTCGCACTCAAGTCAGAGGGGCTGAACGAAGACGACGTAGACGTAAAGCGGCGCTCTGCATCTGCTGACGCTCAGTTCGAAGAAGGCGAGCGGGCGGCTGTGCAGTACGTCAGCACGCATCACATAGATCGCGATAACGAGGTCGTCGTGCCGTCTGGCATAGCGCTGAACGAGTTCAGGCTGGCTCCGCAAGTGCTAGTGAACCACGACTACTCCGAGCTTCCTATCGGGTCCGACGACTGGATCAAGCCTGACGAGGTGGGCTTGCTGGCAAAGACGCGATACTCCACGATCCAGAGAGCCGACGATGTCTTCACGCTGAAGCAGGAAGGGCATCTGCGGACAAGCAGCATCGGCTTCGTGCCGTTAGCGTGGACGATGCCTGGGCGTAACGACTGGGACAAGACGCTCAGTCAGATCACGAGCAAGTGGTCCGATCTCGCGAAGGGCGCG